AGAATAGTTAATATGAAAGATTATAAAGAAGGGGATATAACACCTAATGGTTGGGAAGTTGTTTCAGTGAATTACAGACCACAATATAAAATGAAAAAACGTATTAAAATTATAACCGATTATGATAATTTGAAAGGTGTTTTAGCTTATTATTATTTTGATTCTGGTTCTGGTTTTAAATGGGTAGAAACTGATGAAGGAAGACAATTAAGGTTAAGAGAAGAAGAGTTTGAATTCATTAATTAATTATGTTATTATTAAATAAAATATAAAATGAGTAAAAAAATTAAAATTTGTCGTAAAACACCAATTGTAATGCCAGGTAGTATGATAGCCCAAGATTTTGGGGAATCAGTCACAGGTCACGGTTATGTGTTATGGGATATTGAAACTTTAACCCATAAACAAATAGATTTACCATCAGATTATGGTTTTTATACTTTTAAAATAAAATCTATCGAAGATATTGAAAATGATAGTGAAATTTTATTTAACATGTAAAATTAAAACATCCTCAAATCCAGCATCTTTTATCTCAGAACCCCAAAATCTTTTTATATTAAAACCGTTATCTAAAGCCAATTTATTTTTAAATTCATCATTAATTTTTACTTTGCGACAGGACATCTTAATGTTAGAAGATTAATGATTCAACAAGACTTCGGTGAAGACCCTCACAATCATGGTTACGTTATTTGGGATATCCCAACAAGAAAACATGAATTGAAAAAGATTGAAAGTGACTACGGTTTTTACACTTTTAAAATAAAATCAATTGAGGATATAGAAACAGAATCAGAAAGGTTAGTGTAATGGAATTACCAAAGGATATACAAAATGAAATATGGGATTATTGTAGAATGAACAGTATAACCAACGTAGACCAATTTATAATTAATATGGTTAAACAAGGTTTTAATGTCGAAAAATATGGTACATCACCAATCATGCCTCAAGTGATTGAAAAGGAAATTGAAAAGATTGTTGAGAAGGTGATTGAGGTTCCTGTTGAGAAAATTGTAGAAAAAGTGGTAGAAGTTCCTGTCGAAAAGATTGTTGAAAAAGTTATTACTGACGATTCACAAGTTAAAGAATTATTAGTAAAACTAGAAACACTAGAGAGAGAACTTAAATTAGAGAAAGAAAAAACTTCAGGAAGTGAACTTGGTAAGTTGTACCAAAAAATACAAAGATTAGAGGATTTATTAGAGATTGAAAAGAATCGTAATAAACCTAGAATAGACACATCAAACCCCTTTGGTGATAAACCTAAGGATGTGATTAAATGGGTTCCACAAGAAAAGAAAGATAAAGATTTATACGGAGAGTAATGGCAACTAAAGAAAAACAAAAAGTAACAATACCACCTAAAGCAACTTTTTACCCTTTCTTAGGTTATCTATCTTCCATAAAGGTTGTAAATTACATAATGAATTAACAATTTTTGGTGAGGTATTAGGGTGGAATAGGGATAAAGGTTTTTTATGATCTATATGCCATTGACCGTAGTTATCCCATGACATACCTTCTTTAAATTGACACTCAATCCTATCTTTAAGTTGTTTAGGTGTGTAACCTAATTCATTATATGTTTTATTTTTCTTAATTAAACCATTTCTTTTGAAATATCTTCTTAAAATTTCTCGCCAAGATTTTTTAAGTTTATATTCAGGATTACTTTTTATTTTATCGTAATAAATTTTATCTTTTACTTTTCTTTCTTCTTTATATTCTAAATCGTTAGATAATATATTTCTTCTTTTTCTCATATATAATTTTGAAGCCTCTTTACGTTTAGTCATCAAAACTTTATCTTTAGAAATATTAGTGTACCTTTTTTTTTCTTCTTTTTTTCTACATTCATTACACTCATTTCTATAACCATCACTCATAGTGTTTTTAACACCAAACTCACAAATATTTTTTATTGTGTTACATTTTTTACATTTTTTCTTAACTATATCAATAGTTTTATTTTTATTATTTTTTGATTTTTCTTTTATAATTTTTCGACATTCTTTACATATTTTACCATATCCATCGATAGACCTTTTACTTCTATCAAATAAATTACTACCTTTTTCTATATTACAGTAAGTACAAATTTTATATTCCATATTTATAAATATGTCACAAAAAATAAAAATCCCACCAAAAGCTAATTGCCGTATAATATGGGAAGATGCACCTGAAAACTATACTAAAGATAGGGTTAAAAGAATTGAACAGTATATTGCACAGAAATACTCTGTAGAAAAAGTCCAAGTAATTTTTAAACCTAAAAAGGTCGATACAGAACATGGACAGGTTGAAATGTCTATTGCTGACAATGTAATGGACACAAATTACCAACGTAGATTGTTCAAAGAATGGTTAGATGGTAATAAAATTGAGGTGGATTGGGATAGGTTACTTCGTCTTGACGATAAAGTTAATGATAAGTTAAAACAAGTTCGTGATATCGAATACCGTTACCGTAATTGGTATATTAAAGAACTTGAATGGGATAATTTCTTATCCTACGGTGATGGAAATAAACTTTCTTTTGATGGTTTAAGAGGTATTACAACTATTTCTTCCAACCCAGCCAATCAAGGTGGTAAGACTGCTTTATCGGTTGATTTATTACTGTTCTTATTCTTTAATGAAACAACAAGAACAAAGGTTGCTGCACAAGTATTTAACAAATTTAGGGATGTAAATACTGTTAGAGTTAAAGGTAAAATTAACATCGATGGTGGTGATTATATCATTGAAAGAATTTTAACTAGAACTAAAAAGAAAAGTGAAGAAGGTTATAATGTTAAAACAGATTTGAATTTCCAAAAGGTAATGGCTGATGGTTCGATTCAAAATCTTGAGGGTGAACAACGTAGAGAAACTGATGATTTTATTAAGAAATCTATAGGTGATGTTGATGATTTCTTATTAACTATTATTGCCACATCCGATAATTTAGAAGAATTAATCCACACACTACCAACACAAAAAGGAAGACTACTTTCCAAGTTTATTGGGTTAGAGGTTATTGAACAAAAAGAAGAGATTGTTAAGGAAATTAAATCAGCTTGGGCTAAAAACCTTAAATCAGACCAATATAACTCTGGTGATTTAACCAAAGAAATTGAAACTTTAGTTGTTAAGATTAATGATTTAAATTCTGATATTTCTTTCTGTGAAGGTAAGTTAGAAGATTTAAAAGTTGAGATAAATGAGGCAAACAGTATTAAAGAAACATTTTTGTCTCAAAAAATTATAATCGATACTGAAGTTATTAGATTAAGACCTGAAGATATTGATAGAGAAATTGAGGCTATAACTGAAAAAGGTAAGAAATCTAAGGAAAAATACGATACCCTTAAAGAGGAATTTGATAAATTAACTGAGATTGAATACGATGCTCAAACACATAAGGAGTGGAAACAACAATTAAGTGATTTAAACATTGCTAGAAGTCATAGAAGTATCAAAAAAGAGGCTGTTGAGTCGTTAATTAAAAATTTAGAGGAAGGTGAGTTTTGTTCTTTATGTAAACAACCATTAAAAGATGTTGATCATTCTGATGAAATCGCTAAAAATAAGGCAGCTTTGGAGGAGTGGGATAAAGGTCTTAAAGAATTAGATATTGAAATTGAGGAAGCCAAATCTGAAATTGAAAAATTAGATAAAATCAAAGAAAAGGTTGATGAATATGATAGAAAATCTATCATGATTGACAAGATTGAACTTGAAATTGAAAATATGAGACTACAACTTAAGGAGAAAAAAGACCTTAAGAAGAAGTATGAGGATAATGTTGGTAATATCGAGAAGAATAAAGATTTAGATTCTAAGATATTAGGTTATAACGCCAAGTTAGATAGACTTAATAGGGAGAAAGACGAACTAAACGCTAGAATCCAACGTAATAAATTCGATATCGAAAGGTCTGAAGACACAATTAGCAAGAATAAGGAGTTAATTAAAACAATTAAGATAGAGGAAGAAGTTAAGATTATTTTTGAAATCTATACAAGAATGGTTGGTAAGAATGGTATTACTAAATTAATTATGAAAAATGTAATGCCTTTACTTAATTCGGAATTAGATAGACTTTTATCTGATTCGGCTAATTTTAGATTAACAGTCGATATTAATTCTAAACAAGAAGTTGATTTCTTGTTAGAGAAAGAAGATGAGAATGGACAGAAAATTAACTATTTGTTAACTGAGGGTAGTGGATTGGAGAAAACTCTAGGTTCTTTAGCTTTAAGAGTTGTTTTATCTAGAATAAGTTCCTTACCTAAACCAAATATTATCGTTTTTGATGAAGTTTTAGGTAAAGTAGCAAATGAGAATTTAGAATTGGTGGGTAACTTCTTCCAAAAGTGTTCTGAAATGTTTGATAATATCTTTTTAATCACACATAACCCACTTGTTAAGGATTGGTCAACTAATGTAGTGACAATTGAGAAGGTTAATAACATTTCTTCTTTGACTCTTTCAAGATAATGATTATATTTGTTGTAGATATTTATAAATAAAAACTATGAATAGATTTCTTTTAGTGATACTTGGAACAGCAATGGGTATAGACCAAGACTTAAATCACATTGCAGACAGTGAGAGTGGTGTTAATTTTGTTGACGGTAAGGGTATGTTTATTTGTACTTTCTATAGTCCTTATTCAACATCCGAAATACATGAAAAATTGGTTCATAGACCAGCTATGATGGTTTTTGACATCACAAATTCTGAATCTTACGGTGTAAACTTACCTTCAAAATACTACACAGGTATTTTCCCTGAGGTTAAAAAAGAGTTGGATTCTATGATGGACATTCAAAAACAAATGATTAACGATCCTAATACCGTTTACGACGAAACAAATGGTAATACCTTCACAAGGGTTAACAGAAGAAAACCCGAACCAACTGTTGAAGAATATGATTCTGTTAACGACATTTTAGATAAACTTTCTCGTAACAATTACGATAGAAAGTGTTTAACAGAAAAAGAAATAGAAATTCTTAATAAAGGTTAATGATTTATACCGGCATTGGTTCTAGAGAAACACCCACTGAATTAAAAAATGATATTAAAAGTATAGTAGAACACTTAAACAAAAAGGGTTATACTTTAAGGTCAGGTGGAGCACCAGGAGCAGACTCTTTCTTTGAAGAACATGCTGAAAAGAAGGAAATTTATCTCCCTTGGAGGGGTTTTAATGGTAATACTTCTCTACTTTTCAATCCAACACCCGAAGCTTTTGAAATGGCTCAAAAATATCACCCTAATTGGGGTAGATTATCTTATGGAGCCAAAAAATTAATGGCTAGAAACTGTCACCAAGTGTTAGGTTTAGATTTGAAATCACCCACAGATTTTATTGTTTGTTGGACTAAAGATGGTAAAGCCACAGGAGGTACGGGACAAGCCTTAAGAATGGCTGAAGATTTAAAGATACCCGTTTATAACCTTTATAATAAGGATATTTTAGATAAAATTATTAAAGATATATGATAAAATTATTTGGAATATGGACGTTATATGTCCTTTTAGGGATTATTTGGTTGAACTACTTCTCAAATAAGAGGAAGATTCAATCAGAAAACGTGATTGGTTCATTAATGATAGTAACATTATGGCCACTTCACATAATATATGAATTAATTAGAAAAAAATGAGTTTTAAAACATTTTTACAAAGTATCAACCCATTTAAAAGGGCTGAGAAGAAACCAGATCCGAGGATAACGGATAAAGATAGAGAGTCTTTCGCTAAAATAGTGTTAGACAAAAAGAAAACACAAACACCAAAAAAGAAACACAAAACTAAGACTGAATACGAAATTGGTGGTCATTTATATAAAATAGGTGATAAAGTAATTTGTCGTTCTAATGAACCACATCCACTTTGGGTTGGTAAGATAGTAGAATTTTGGGATAATAAAGGTCAATGGGAAACTGCGGTACCTAGAGTTAGAAACATTAGAACAGGTAAAATTTGGGGTGTTAACGGTATTATTAAACCCTATTCTGAAGACTTAATGAAATCTTTAAGGTCTTTAAAACCTTTAGAACAATGGAACTATTTGGTACCTGAAGAGGCTAGATATAGTGAGGAACAAATGTTGAAGAAAGAAGAATTCTTCAAAAAGAGAGAAAAATTCTCAAAATTCCATGCCGAGAAATAAATAATTACTATCTTTGTACCGATGATTCCTTATAACAAGTATCGGTACATATTTCCCCCAAGACCTGAGATTAACTTACCTTCTTCTGAGTTGAGTAAGTATGATAATGGTGAGTGGGTAGGACAACCAAAACTTAATGGATCCAACATTGTAATTTTCACAAACGGTGAAGAGGTTCATCTTTATAACCGTCATAATTCACCAATCACAAACGTTAAAATGAAAGAATCTGAATTTCTTTCCTTACATAAGGGGAAAGGATGGTTTGTGCTTAATGGTGAATACATGAATAAATCAAAAAATAATTCAAAAGGTGAGGTTTTTAACCATAAATTAGTTATCTTTGATGTGTTGGTATATGACGGGGTTCAAACAATAGGAATGACATTCAATCAACGTATACAACTTTTGAATGAGTTATTTCCGTCTACTGAATATGATGGATTTATAAATAAAATTAATGATAACGTTTACATTGTTAACACTTTTACCCAAAATTTTGAATCATTATGGGATAAAATTACCCAAACAGATATGTATGAAGGGTGGGTACTTAAAAAAAGGTCAGCCAAATTAAAGAATGGTTTGTCCGAAAAGAATAATACGGATTCACAAATGAAGTTCCGTAAGCCGACAAAAAATTATAGTTATTAATGTTAAGTTATAGTGAATATGAAAAGATTTTAAGAAAAGGTAAGAGGGTTGAATGGTACGAAACTGAAGTACCTGAAGCTCTAATAACACCCGGTATTAGGGAAATGGCTAACCAACTTGTTGAACAGATAAATAAATTAGAGGGGGGCGTTGATAGACCCAATAAAAGTAACTATATTTTATCTCTTTGGGCAAATGTTAGAGATTTACCTTACAAAATGAATGGTGACTTCTATTTAATTAAAAAGAGAGAAATAGAAGAAAAGATTAAAAATGAGAAACCTAAACCAAAGAAAGAACGTATAAGTAAGGTTCAGGAAGTATCAAAAACAAAGGTTACAAAAAATAGTAGTTTAATTTTCGGAAATAAAAAATAAAAGTTATAATATGAGTACAGTAAACATAAAAAGATTCATCAATACGTCAGAGGAAAGCATTTCAAGATATCTTAAAGATGTTAGAAAAATTGATATGTTAACTCCTGAACAAGAAGTTGAATTAGCAAAGAAAGTTCGTGAGGGTGACAAAGCCGCTACCGAAAAGTTAGTTACTGCTAACCTAAGATTCGTTATTTCTATAGCAAAGGAATATCAGAATCAAGGTTTACCGTTGGCTGATTTAATTAACGAAGGTAACTTCGGTTTGATTAAAGCTGCACAAAAATTTGACCCTGAACGTGGTTTCAGATTTATCTCTTACGCTGTTTGGTGGGTTAAACAATCTATCATCCAATCTTTGAATGATAACGCTAGAACTGTACGTCTTCCAGTTAATGTTACAAACAACATTGCTAAGTTAAAGAGAGAGATTTCAGCTTTCGAACAAGAACATGGTAGAAAACCTACTGATGTTGATATGGATTTGACATTACTTATCCAACCATCTTGTACTTCATTGAATGAAACCATTAATGAAGATGGTGATGAAATGATGGATATCATCGCTGACGACTCTTTCGAGAGACCAGACGAGTCTTTTGAAAAACCTAAAGACATGTTAAAAACTCAATTAGAGAACACATTGTCTGTTCTTTCTCCAAGAGAAAGACAAATCATCGAACTTTACTTCGGCTTGAATGGGACTCCATTAACTCTCGAAGAAATCGGTGAGGACTACGATTTGACAAAGGAACGTATCCGTCAAATCAAGGAAAAGGCTCTACGTAAGTTGAGAAATAAAAGTAAGGACTTATTTGAGTTCATCTACAAATAATAAAAACCCCTCTATATGAGGGGTTTTTTGTAATATCTATCTTTTCTTTTTTGAATCCATTTATCCACAAAATGGAAGAAATAGGCCTTTAATAACAAGTGTAGAATATTCTTTTTCTCTGTTCTAACAACCAAAACATATCTAACACCTTCTGTTATGGGATATGCCTCATGATAGGAATCTATTGTATCAGCTTTAAACAATAAACCTTCACCCACATTTTCAGGGGATAAAACTTCCCCTGTTAAAGGGAAATAAGTCCCACCACCAGTATAATCATCATTTAATTTAATAACACAACTGTAAGAATTACAATCATGGTGTGCTGACATATAACTTTTGGTATCCAAAGAATAACGAACACCAAAAACCATCCCCAATTTACCTTTAGTTATTGGCTTTAATTTACTTTCTATTTTAGAATAGATTAATTCTTTAATGTCTTCTGAAAAATGTTGAACATCAATCTCATAAGAACTAATTCTTTCAACACCGTGATCCCTAGATAATTTTATATGATCTTTGTTCTTCTCAAAGTCATTAACAATTAACTTAGATTCTTCTTCAGTAAATATTTTTACTATTTGTCTTATCATAACCTAATAATTTTGAAATAAGTATGAAAGGTATTAAAATTAAAAAACGACCTAAATCTAACGTGATTTGGGGTATATAATTCAACCTCTTTCTCTCGACGAACAACTCGTAGTTTTCACCATATAATTCTTTTAATACGGCATATCTATGGTGACCATTTAAACAGTAATTGTTTTTACTTATAGTCATATAACCATATTTTTCTGGTTTGAAACCGTTTAATTTAATACTATTACTCAACCTAACCCAATCATATTTTTTACTATCGTAAGGTATACTATTTTTAGGTTTATCGAATGGACTAAATTTAATGTCTTTTAATTTTATAAGCGTTAAATCCATTTTATTTCGATTTTATCTATGGGTTGAAGTTCCCAATCAATATCTTTGATTGTGTTTGTAACTTCTGTTAATTTTTTTCTTTTTTCATTTTTTTCTAATCTACCCCACTTACCTCTATTTATTGACATTTCATGGTCGTAATAATAAAAATATAGGTCTTTATCTACAATATGTTCGGTCTTTATTAAACCTTGTTTATATATTTCTGTTGCCCATTCAATATCTTGTTCTCTCGGTCTACTTGTGAAATCAACTGATTGTGTAATCTCCCTTTTTATTGGAGTTGTGTGACAAGTGTGTCTAATATTAGAAGATACTTTGTTTTTAAATAGATGTAAAAAAAGAACAATAAAGAACATTTTTAAACCCTTTTCTTTAGCTCTTAATATTGGAATTTTCTTGAAACATAATTCCCAATCACAATTCTTATCTAAATGGTATTTGGTGATGTATAAGTAAAAAAGGTTTTTAAACACTAATGAATAGTATTTATACTTTTTAGAAATGTAGATAGGTATCCACCTCGAACTGTTATTATGGAAATAACGATGGCCAATACATATTTGGTCGACATCATATTCTTTAATAACATCACAAATGGTTTTACAGTAGTCATCACTAATATCGTCATCATCATCAATAGAAACAGTATACTTTCCCTTTGCTGACTTATATAGTTTATTCTTTTTTTGACCTAAAGATGCTTCAAAATCATCCTCGTAAACAATAACCTCAACTCTACCTTGTAAGTTGTTATCCACAATTTGTTTTTGTATCTTTGTTAATAATCTATTAAGATATTTTTTTCTAGGTGGTACTGTTGCTATTAAAATTGATAAATCCATAACTAAAAAGATACTAATTTATTTGGTGGAATAAATATTTATCTATATATTTGTACCATCAAATAAGGAAATGGGTTGAACCGAGATTACCCATACAACTCGGCGGCATGAACAAACGAATGTTCAAGGTCTGACAAACCTCAATGATTTCTATAAGATATTATGAAAAAACCCCTCGAGTGAGGGGTTTGTCATTTATACGTTAATTACTAATTGTTCTCGACCAACTTTAAAAGGTTTACCTTCGGCCTGTTCACTCCAAACTGTTTTAACTGTTAAATCCCACCTGTAGGGTGTTGAAGCTTTACCTACTATAGCCAAACTTATTTTATCACCAGAAACTTCTGTAACAATAAAAGGTATTTTTTCGAAAATTCTACCACCAATTATGTATGCAGCTATTCTAGGTTTAGCCTTTTCTAAAATAGATATAATTTGTGCATCTGTTATTATAACCCCCTTTGGTTGGTGTCTAGTCTTTTGTTCTTGGGAGTGTGCAGTGTCGTTTATATTTAGAAAAAATTTAATATCAGTAGAAATTTGGGCTATTCTAGCTTCATTAACTAATTGTTCAAGTATAATTCTTTTAATTTCCATCATTAATAAATATTTAAATTCCTACAAATAGTCTTATTATTACGATAACTAATAATGTGATATTTATAAATAAATTCAAAAAGATGAAAAACATTGTAAATTTTTTAGACACTTGGTCCACAAGAATCATGTTACCATTAGTTTTGATTATGTTCTTTAAGACATGTACGACAAATGGTAAGATAGAGAAAGTTAAAGAAGAACTTTCTACTCAAATAACAGCTGAAGACTCAACAGTAAGGTCACGTATCATTACAAAAGAAGAGTTGAAAAAAATGTTAACTATTGAAGGTTTGAAAGCTGAAAAAAGAATGATCCAATCAACAGACAGAAAGATTCTAGACGTGAATCGTCAATCTGAAATTGATAAGGAAATTCAAGTATTAGAAGGAAAATAATGTTAAATTGGATTAAAAGCAACAAGAAGGAAATCATTCGCGGAATGTTCCTTGTTCCTATTATTTTGGTAATGATTATATCAATTTCTCACGTTGTGAGTTGGTATGATTTATCAAATCCTGTTAGTTGGGCGATATATCTATCGATAGCTATTGAGATTGCTGCAATGAGTTCAATTGCTGCCGCATCAGTTAGAATTAAAGGTGGTGTGTGGTTTGTATTTGCCATAGTTACCTTAATTCAATTTATTGGTAATATATTTTTCTCCTATAAAGACATAAACGTTAATAGTCAGGAATTTAAAGATTGGGTTGAATTAACACAACCCGTTTTTGATGCTTTAGGTTCTGATACTAGTGATATGATAGCCCAAAGACGTTGGTTAGCTTTATTATCTGGTGGATTATTGCCTTTAATATCTTTAGCTTCATTACATTTCTTCATTAAATACGGTGGTATGGACGACGAACCAAAAACTGTCACACCAACTAACCCTATAGTACCCACAGAACCAACAGTAATCCCTGAAGGCCCTGCTACGATTACGAATTTAGATCCACCAACTCCAAGTGAGGATGTATATGTTATTGAACGACCTGTTGAGGATGTTAAATCAGAAGAAGTAAAAATTGAAGAACCAATCATTGAGGAAATTAAGGATGAATCTAACAATGTAACCATTGAATCTATTTTTCCAACGGAAAATCAACCAAAAACTGAAGCTCAATCGATGAATATTGAGGAAACTTTAAGAGAAAATTTTAAAAAAAAAGTAGAAGGGCGAGACAGATGGGGATAAGAAGGATATGATTGACACTGAAACATATAAATTACCTGACACTAACTATTATAGTGAGATTTATGATAAAACACAAATTATCATAGGTCATTCATACCGTACAGGTATGTTACATTATGGTAGTTGGATTTATCGTTTAAATGGGAAGAATAAAAAAACTTCCACTTTTACGATAGATAAAGAGGGTAAGGTATTTCAACACTATGATCCAAAATATTTTTCAGATTTCGTAGGACACCAACAAGACAAAGCTTCAATATCTATTACTTTAGAAAATGTCGGATGGTATCGAAAAGATAGTATGATAGATAGATATGTTGATTGGTTGGGGCATAATTATAAGAAACAACCTAATGAGGTTGTTATGAAACGTTGGCGTAATTACACATATTGGGATAAGTACACAGAACCACAAATGGAATCATTAAAGAATTTGGTGAATAAACTTTGTGATGATTATAAAATATCTAAAAATTTTATTGGACATAATGTGTATGACGAAAGTGTGGATCTTTATAAAGGAGTGACATTTAGAAGTAATTATCACCAAGAATCAACGGACGTGAGTCCAGCATTTAACATGGAAGTATTAAAAAACCTATAAAATGAAAAAACAACAAAAAGATGATGTTAGAGACCTTCTAGGTAAGATTAGAAAATTACAAGAAAATAACCAACAAATTGGTTCTTTACAGTCTGATGATATTAAAAAATTATTACAGGAACAAAAAAGTCCTAAGGTGAAGTTACGTCTTTTCGAAGAGGAAGAGGTGGAAATGGAAGTAGAGGAGACTGAACAAGAATCTCAAGAAGTAACACCCGATGAACAAAGAGAAGAGGAGAATAAATTCAAAGACACAGTGTCCAAATTAGTAAAATTCGATAAAATAAAAGTTTATCGTCAAAATGTTGAATGGTCTGGAGAACTTGTTCGTGAGAGGGTTAAATGGGTTTATTCATTGAACGAAAACAATGGTTGTTATATTTCTATCGATTCTGAAGATATGTTACAATTAACAGCTGAGGTTATTGAAATATTTAAAAAACTTAGAGGTTATTATGATGTATGGTCAGACGAATGGAGTTCTAGGTTAACAGGTACACCAACTTCAGATGGTGAAGGTCTTGGTACTGCAGCACCTGAGGGACCTCAAAGTGGTTCTTCTGAAGGAGCTGGTACTGAACCATTTAAATTTTAATTAGAAAATGGAAAAAAGAGATAAATTTTATTTAGCAATGATTGGGGGACTTATAATAGTCGTCTTATTTCTTGCTTGGAGAATCGGTCGTAACAACAATAAATTTGAAGAAGCTGCCGATGAACTTAAAAAATCTATTATAGAAGGTGATTCTTTAAAGAAGGAGGCTGATGGTAGATATGCCAAATTGGTTGATTACTATAACACGGAGAAAGATTTAAAAAAAGAACTTAAAGAAACTAATGAAGAACTTTATAAGGTTATAAAAAAACAAAATGAAAGACTTCTTAGTTTAACTAACGCTGTAATCACTTTACAAGGACAAGTTAGTGAAGGTATGGGTAGAATCAATCCGAATGACACCAATAAAATTGATTTAGCGTTAAAATACCCTAACGACGGTAATCCGTTTATTAATTGGAACGGTAATGTAGATAGAAGAACTGCTTACTATAAAGGTGAGTGGACTTTCGGTAAATTACCACTACAAATTGTTTTAACAGAAGAAAAAAGAGGTTTATGGAAATCTAGGTTAATTGGACCAGATTGGTTAGTAGTAGATTCTATGTCAATTAATAGTTTACCTGCTGAACAATATTCACCTACAACACCAAGAAAGATGCAGTTTTTGGTTGGTGGTGGTTATTACAAATCATTAACAGCAACTGGACCTGACGCTATTAGTGTTGGTTTTGGACTTAACTTATTTGATAAACATAATATAATTGTTAATACAAATACTAACAAAGAAGTAGGCGTCAATTACTACTATAAGTTTCAATCATTCAAAAAGAGAAAATAAATATGAATCAACAAGTACAAAAATTATTAGAAGATATCGGTAATAACAACCATAAAGATATTACACTTTACACAATGGAACATTGTCCAGCCTGTAAAGAATTAAAAACTAAATTAGACCATGTTGGTATTGTATATGAGAATGTGGAGATGGAAGGTAACGATGAGATGTGGGAATGGTTAAAAGAAAATGGTGGTAAAGATTATGTACCACAAGTTAAGGTAGAAGATAAACTAATTAGTGAATTCGATGAAATTAATGATTTAGTTGGTATGGTGATTAGTGAAATGATTGGTCGTAAAATCGTAATTAAATAATACATAGAAAATAAAAGGAAACCACTCCACTGGGGTGGTTTTTCTATGCTTTAATGATATTTATTAAAAAACTGCATTAATTATGAGTGATAACTTAATCGTAACAGAATTTACATTTAAAAATGGATTAAACCGATTAATGGAAGAAATGGAAGATGATGTAGAGATTGATGTTGAAGACTTATCCTCAAGAATTGATGATATAGACTTAGAATTAGGAGATAATTTAGGGAGAGTTGGGTATATAAGACAATTAACAGCTGAATTATTAGATTACCTCCAAACATTAAATAAAGAATTAAAATCTCAAGTAGAAATACCCCAATCAGAGGATATGATGTCTAAGATTTTAAGTAGAAAAGCTAGAAAGAGGTACTACCTTTCTAAATATAGATTATAATCACAAATAACAAACAAACAAAAACAACTCAAAATGGCCAAAAGAGTATTAAGGTACACAGAAGAAGAATTCATCACCCTTTTAGAAAACATCGTTAACAAGGTTAAAGCTGAACAAAAAAGAATTGATGAGTCTAAAAAAGTTAATTCTAACAGAAGAATTACTGAAAACAGAAACAGAAACAATCAAGACAGATTTAGAAAATTGAAATAATCTAATGAGTAATAGGGTTAATATAAAACATATTCTTAAGGAAGAGTTAAACAAATCTGACGAGGCTAAAATTAAAAAAATAGCACGTGACGAATTTGATACTTTAATCAAGAGACACCTTAACAGTGACCAACTTGAAAAGAAGGTTCAAGAACTTGTGCTTAAACACCTTAAGAAAGATAAACCCACACAAAGAGAGGTTGCATCAATTACTAAAGAAGTTATACTTAAACTTTATAAAGTACTTTGGATGAGAAAAAATTTCTGGAGTAACAATTTAGAAAGTATCTAATGAATCAAAAAGATCCAAACGCTAAAGAGGGAATGAGAATTAGGATGGTCTCGATGACAGACGATCCTAATCCTATTACCCCAGGTACAGAAGGTACCATTCGTCTTGTTGATGGGATGGGTATTATTCACGTTAAGTGGGATGATGGTAGAACTTTAGGTGTAATACCTGGAATCGACCACTACCAATTAATGCCTGACGTTAAAACTGATCTTTACGATGAGACTAACAAAATGTTCGAAGGTGAAAATTCTTCAGCCGTTAAAACAGCTATTAAACAAACACCTTCTAATATTAGTAAATCAATGCCTAAAACTACAAAGATTTCTTCATCAACATCGAGTTCGATGAAATCTAGTGGTGTTAAGACAGACCAAGTAACTAAAAATTTTAAATCAGCTAAAATCAAAGACATTAAGGTAGAATCTAATGAAATAAAAGGTGGTAAAGCTGATAAATTATCAATTAAAGATTTAGCTAAAAAACATAAAGTATCAATTGAAGACATTAAGAAAGAAATTAAGATTGGTGTTAAGATTGAGAAAGAACATGTTGGTAACGACATAGATAAAGCTAAAGAAATTGCTATGGACCATATATCAGAATTTTCTGATTACTATTCAAATAAGAGATATGGTGTTTTAGCATCCGAAAAAGGTCTCAAAAAAGACGAGAAAAAAAGAAAAATTAAAACAGAAACTACAGCCGCAGCAGGTGGTGCTTCTGTTGGTGCTTACACAGGTAATGCATGGGGAAGTGGTCCTTTAACTAAAAATAAAGGTGTTGCTAAACCAGGTCCTATCGAAGAACACACTACAACATTTAACACCGATAGAACTAATGGTGTTTCAGGTATTGAATTTGCTGACTTAGACCATGATGGTTGGTATTTTGATGACGTATCATTTTGGAAAGGTGGGAAAATTGTCGATCCCTTATCCAAGGATAGTAAAGTTACCGCTGGTGATAAATTTTGGGGACCATTCCATGGGCCAAAAAGTGATGAGACTAAAAGTAAAAAAACAGGTGTTAAAGTTCCTGGTACTAAAAAAACATTAAAGAAAGAAGATTTATTTAGAATTGTTAACAATAGATTGAACGAACATCAAATCGTTAACGATAAAAATTTAGATAGTGTAAAAGATAATTACACACCCCCACCGATTGAAGAGGAAGAAATAGATGAAACAACAACATTTGGTTCTGTATGGGGATCTAATGGTCCTCCTGTTGGTCCAGCTTTTGCAGCTAAAAAAGGAGAGTGGAGAACAGCTAAGAAACCTGTTTGGACAGGTGGAGTTATAGTTCAGAAAGATGCTAATGAAGGTATTTTAAACCCAATTAACGAAACTGAACCTATTAATGAAATGAACAAAGTTAAATACAACCCTAAAGGGAAGTATGTTAAAATAGCTAAGAAATGCACTAAGTTTCCTTACTGTAACCAAGGTGCAATAGATAACCCTTTAAAGATATCAGATTCAGTGAGTGGACCAGGTACCTATGTTGAGGGGTTAGATGATGAGACTATCAAAAACATTCATGAGGTTTCAAAAGAGACAGGTAAACCCTTCATTGAAATCTATAAATTATTAAAAAGAAATGCTTAATATCAACTAGTAGATATTTATTATAAAACATTAAAGATGTCAAAAGATTTAAAGAAAATATTAAAAGAAAACTTAGAAAGATTGTTCGAAAATTTCGAAGACATGGAAGTGGCTTTTGGAACAAAGAAGAAAAGTGATCTTTCTGGTGCTGAAAAAGACCAATTTGGTCCTATGGGTCAATTGAAAACATCTGAAGGTGGAAGCTTTAAAAACCCTGTTACTAACGGTATGAAGGAAGTTAATAAAGCAAATAAACAAGACGGTATTGATGCTAAAGCATACTACAAAGAAGTTGCTAAAAAGATTAAGGATTACCAAACACCTAACGATAAAGAAAAATTTGACGCACCTAAAGTACCAACAAACGGTAGTAATGAAGATGAAAGAATCGAAACTACTGGATATGATGTAGGTATTAGTGGAATGGAAGTTACAGCTGATTTAGCATCTCAAAATGGTCCAGAATCAGTAACTAAAAAATATAAAGAAAGAATTAAATCAGATGATCCTACAGCAGAAAAAATGATGAAAAATGCTAAAAAGACAAATGATTTAAAATATAAAAAAGAAGCTAATAACACAAGACCTGTAAAGTCACAAAAATCTCCTCAACCAATGGCTGAAAATGAATATAAAGGTGTAGACGCAAAGAACATCTTCAAAGCAAACGGAAAATTAGTATCAGAAGAACAAGTTTTAAAACTTGCTAATAAAGTTCCATCAAGAGTTAAAATTGATGAAACAACTTTCGCAATCACAGATGGTGAAAACACATATAGATTGATTTGGGAAGGTGATTCTAAAGATGGTGAAGCAGTTATCACTAACTTCAAAAACAACCAATTGGTAAGTGAAGATATCCAAAAGATGAAACACCTTTGGGGTTTCAAATCAAGTGATTCTATCTCAACAAAGAAAAACATCACTGAGTCAGGTGAAGACGCTTTCAAGAGAATGTTAAAACTTATGAAAGAAGAAGTTGAAGAAGTTGAGACTGAAGAGGAAGAAGAAATTGAAGAAGGATTGAAGGGTGGTCAGAAAAAACTTGACAAGAACAAAAATAATAAACTAGACTCTGAAGATTTCAAACTCTTAAGAGGAAAAAAGAAAGAAGAGTCTGAAGAAGACGAAGATTAAAAATAACCCCTCAATAGAGGGGTTTTTTAATGCTTACTAATATTTATTAATAAATAATAAGTTTTAAATTAATTTAAATGGAAATTATTAAACAACATTTACCTGATAACGAATATAAGAAGGTAGAAACAACAAAAAAGACTATAATCCTTCACCATACTGCAGGTGGTCATAGACCTGATTGGACTATAACTGCTTGGGATAATGATACTAGAGGTGCTGTAGGTACACAATATGTGTTAGGTGGTAAAAGTATTACTAATGGTGATACTTCTTTTGATGGTAAATTATATGAGGCTTTAGACCCAAAATATTGGATTCATCATTTAGGGTGTGAGACGTATAATAATACAACTTTAAATCAACAAGCTGTAGCAATCGAAATTTGTAATTACGGTTATGTGAAAATGGGTAAAGATGGTAATTATTATAACTACGTAAACTCAAAAGTACCTTCTTCAGATGTATTTACACTAGCAAATCCATGGAAAAGTTATAAATCATTCCACAAATATACTGACGCACAAATTAACACGACAAAGGAATGGATTAAAGAAATGGGTACTAAATTTGGTATTGATTATCGATTAGGTCTACCCGCTCTACTTAGAGATGCTAACCAATTCCCAACTAACGGTACTGTTCTAGAAAAACAAAAATGGTTAAATAAATACGGTGTTTCAAGTAATGGGGCAGTTCTATCGGAAGATGGCGATTTAGGTCCTAAAACACAAGCAGCTATCGATATAATGACTAGATTCAAAACGGAAGGATTCCAAGTATTTTTTGGTCTTAATTCGGCAGCTTTAACAGGTAAACCTGGTTTATGGACTCATGTTAACTTCAGAGGAGATAAGAGTGATTGTCATCCACAACCTCAATTAATCGAAATGTTAATTTCCCTTTAATTTATGTATTAATGTTTTATATTATGGGCATGAAGGGTAAAATACAAACAATAGACTTTATAGAGTATATCTCAAAACCAATGGAAAAGGACGATATATTATTGATGTATAGAATTAATAACATCATTCCAGAACGTAGCAGTCTTTATCTAGACTTCACACATTCTTTATTCGAGACCGTAACAACAACTTATTTAGGTGATGATGTTATGGATGCTAAATCAATTAAAGAACATTTTGATTGGTGTTGGAATCAAACTATCAGAGCTTTCAAGAAAGAACATATCTATTTTGATAGTACTGAACTCTATAACTATTTTCTTACTCTTTTTATAGAATCGTTTTACGGTGAATCAGATAAGTCAGATAGTAATGTTAACAAACTATTAGAGTTTTGGGAGGACATATTCAAGTACTCAACCTCTAAAACACAGTCAGAATTAGAGGCATTTATTGATTTATATAAGCTTTTTGATAAATCTCTACTCAATTAGTCTTTAGTTTTTACACTTAAACCCTTAGTTTTTTAATCAAATAATGTTTTTATGGATAAGAGAGTTTTAGACTTAGTATCAAACAAGTTAATTACAAGAAAAAATGAGGTCGAAATTGAATTAGAAAGACTAATCAATTCTCATTACAGTCTCTCAGTTGAACAATTAACCGAAAGAATTCAAAAAACAACTTCCGATTTAAGCAATATTCTACATACTATTCAAATGTGGGAAAGTATAGTTAGTCAAGTAATGCCACAACAAGAAAATAACCCCAATGAGGGAGATAATAAATAAACAAAATAAAACAAAATGAAAACAAACAGTTTAGACACATTAAAAGCATTAGTTTCAGAATTTGAAGCTGATTACATTAAGTTCAGCGAAAAAGGTAATAAAGCTGCTGGTACTCGTGCAAGAAAAGCTTTACAAGAAATTAGAAACCTTTCAAAGGATATCAGAACTGAAATCAGTGATGCTAAGAAAGAAAAGACTGCTTAATAATGATTGAGTCACTCTTAAATAAAGGATTATTCGTAATTTTTTTCCTGTCTATATTCAATATATTAAGACACGGTTGGAAAATCTTTATGATTTTAAGAAACGATGAATTACCTAATAAGTATGAGCTCTCTAAAACAGAGCTTGTACTTTTAGGTCTATCATTGGCTTATCTATCAAGTACAATTTTTACAGGGATTAAACTATGAAAATAGGAGATAAAGTTTTATACGAAGGTCAAGTAGCCACAGTAATTAATGAGGTTAGACCAAAATGTCGTTGTAAAGGAGAGGGGTATTATTTACTAGAAGTTGAAGGTGAGGGAACTAAAAAAGTATCCTTAACGACAGTATTAGAACCATACACCCCTTTAACAATGGCTAATCAAAAATTAGAATCACATAAATTTTAATATGATACAAGAACGTTTTAATGAATTACAACCTTATTTAAGGGGTGTAAAATTAGCCGGTCAATACTCAATTGTTGAATGTATTTTAAAGAATACATGGAAAATTGACGGTATGATTGGTGAGGGTATCCAATACAAATCGTCTGGTAAAGAATCAGAAGATTTTAAAGGATACGTTGGACACATGTTTTGGTCCGAAGATTCAATCGATGTGTTAATAGATACACTAGAACATGTTGTTAATACCAACATCGAAATTGAACAAAAACAAGCTCTTCTTAGACATAAAGTTGAAGAATTGAAGAGAATGTTTGAAGATAAGTCACTTGAAGAGTTGAAAGGATTAAAATTTAGTTCTGACCTTGATGTAACACTTAATCCAAAAAATAAACCACAACCACCTGTAACACAGATGGTTAAGGAAGGAGAAAAGCCCAGTAACAATGTCAGTACCGAAAAAGTTCAATGAGACAGTAAATCTCAAAAATAGGGTAGAATCATTAAATGATTTAACCTTTTATACAGTAAGATATGATTTTAAACTTGCTGAAAACTACAAAGAAAATCTTCATAGTGAATTTGATGTGGATGTTGAAGTGACGGGTATTAAAGAAGTATCAGGGTTAAACGAACAACAAGCCATGGCCAAAATTGATAATTGGTTCACTGTTTTAACAGATAGAAAAGTTTTAGAATCTTTTGAAATTAAATCTATCGAAAGTAAGAGTTTCTACGAGACTTTAAAAGATAAAAAGATATTAGATATCATAGCAGAAAAAAACCCTCAGTAATTGAGGGTTTTTTTTATTCTACAAACTTATCCCATTGGTCAGATTTAATCTTGTTGAGATAGAAAGAATCTATTCGACCCAATTCCAACATACGTTCAGCCAAAAATGAAGAGGATGTATTAAAATTAAACCACTACACAAACCTCAGACCACTATGTAGTTATATAAACAGATGGGTTAAAAAAGACCTCATTCAATAAAATTTTCCCACTGATCAGATTTTATTTCGTTAAGATAAAATTTATCTATACGTTTATTTTCTTTTAACGTCTCACCCCATTTTTTAAAACTATCAGCATGCTCTATGCGATCATCCCATAATTCAACTTCACGAACATCAGGATATTGTGATAATAAATGGTTTAGATGGTTAATCTTATTTTGTAATGTTCCACCCTTAGTGTTGAACAAATAATGGTCAAAACGGTACCCAATTGAGTCTGTAATACCTTTAACCAAATGACTTTGTTTAATTAAACGACCTGTTAGTAATACAGTTACAGTCTCAGGATTTTCTGACTCTTTAACCCAAGCTTTATAAACCTCATCGATAGGTTTCATATCCCAAACAGTTGTATCTAAGGATTCATCCCTACCCCACCAACCAAGATATGGCCATGGTTTACCGTATTTTTTTGCCCATGTTTCTTTATTTTCTGGTGATCCGATTGGGGTATCCAAAAGAGTACCATCAAAATCAAAAACGGAAATCTTTCTTTTTGTCATATTATTAGTATTGTTACAAATATAAATATTTTAAATTTAATTGTCATTATGAAATTAGCATTATTTCTTCTCATTGCTTATGGTGTTAGTAACATCATAGTTTTTGGTTCAATATTCAAAGGTTTTCGTTCTTTCTGTGAAAGAGTTAACCCTAACTTTTTAGGTATGTTATTTACCTGTATGATTTGTTTACCAACTTGGGTTGGTTTCTTAGGTTCAGCATTAGTATGGTCACCAACACTTGAATATCAGGTAGTGACCCATGATGTAAGTTTCTTTGGGTTGTTTAACATATCAAAAGAATTTATAGCCACCTTTTTAGATGGATGTTTAACATCAGGGGCTGTTTGGTTAATACACTCCTTCCAAGAATCAATGGAAAGACATTTTAATGTGGAGAAATAATTTTTAAGACCCCCAGCTAGGGGGTTTTTATTGATATTTATATAGGTATGGAAAAGAAAAAATATCAGTCAGTAGGTATACTAATCGTAGCAAGGGATACTAATAAAATTTTAATGTTACATAGAGTTAATTATCCGTCAGGTACTTGGTCAGCTTTAGCTGGTGGTATGGAAGATGGTGAGGATCCAATTGAAACAGTTAAAAGAGAGATTGGGGAAGAAATAGGACTCAATCCCGACATGGTTAAGGATATTAAGATAGTGGGAATTTCTCACGCTATGGGACATCCACATTATGTTATGGTAGGATTTGTTGATAGGGAATTTAAAGTACCTAATTTAAAAACAGATGAAAACGATAAATATGGGTGGTTTAGTGTAGATAATTTACCTTCACCATTACATCCTGGGTTTTTAAAGTCTTTAGATATGGTTAAACCTTTATTAAATTTGAGAGAGAGTTTAAAAAAAGGTTTTAATAAATTATTGAAATGAGTAGGAATTTAATTAAGGATGAAGAACGTAAAATGTTACAAGACACCGTTGCGACCGAAATCAAGAAAGAAAACTTCATCCGTGAAATTGTCGACGGTTTGGGGGAAGAAATACTAAAAGAACCCAATAAAGTACAAAAGAAATTAGGATTTTGGGGTAAATTTAAAAGAATGTTTTCAAAATGAGTAAGATAATATTACGTAATAATACAAAACTAAAGGAGTTTATTGAGTTCGCATACTCATTAAAAGAAATGGAAGAGGTTAAGAAAAACAACTTCCCAATCCCAACTTCTATTACCTATACATTGGACAAACACAATCACGAGTCCATTCAGAAAGAAATATTAGTACAAAAAAACATGCCTCTAACAGACCAATATAGTGATGAGTTTGAATTAGAGTTGTATGGTATCACCTTTAAATTTTTAAAAAAATGAGTTTAAAACCTTACCTAAATGAAGATAATATCGAAATCAATTAGATGAACTTTGGGGTGGTGAATTATATTTATATATAAAATTAATTATGTATAAAATATATGTATTGAAAGATAATAAAAACATTATTAAGTATGTTGGTATAACTAAAAATAGTTTAAAAACTAGATTAAATGGTCATATAAGTAAATCTAATAGGGGTGTTGAATTTACACATAAATCTAATTGGATTAAATCTTTATTGAAGGAAAATATAAAACCAATAATTGAAGAGTTGGAATCGGTAGATACGGAAGTTGAGGCATTGGATAGAGAAATATTTTGGATAAAATATTTTAAAGACTTAGGTTTTAATCTAACCAATACCACTGATGGTGGTGACGCTTCGAATATGAATGAGTATATTAAACATAAGTTATCTTTAATTAAAAAAGAGAGTTATAGAAACGGTTTTATCAACCCTATGAAGGGGAAGAAAAGACCTGATTTATCACTAAGAAATTCAACTAATCATCCAACTAAAGATAAAGAGGTTAGGGATAAAATTTCTAAAACTTTAAAAGAAAAATATTCAACAAAAGAAGTTAAAGATAAATTTAGATTACTTCAAAAAAAACGTAGAGAAGTCATACAAAAAACCTTAAATGGTGATTTTGTAAAAAAATGGGAATCACTTTCCCAAATTGAAAATGAATTAAAATATGATAGATCAACCATTACTAGAGTTTGTAATGGTAAAGGTAGAACAGCTTATGGATATAAATGGGAATATGTTAAAAAGTGATATCGAAATATCGAAAAATCCGATTGCGGCATTAGATGAAGTAGGTCGTGGTTGTTTAGCTGGACCTGTTGTTACTGCCGCTGTTATATTACCTAAAGACTTTGAATCACCAATAGTAAAAGATTCTAAAAAACTGTCCGAGAAAAAAAGAAAAGAAGCTTTTGAATTAATTAAGGAGAAGGCAATTAAATGGACTGTTACTTTCACCTCACCACAAGAAGTAGACGATTTAAACATCCTTCAGGCAACAATGAAGGGTATGCATGAGTGTTTATCTAATCTAGATGGTGAGTTTAATCACATTCTAGTCGATGGTAACTATTTTCTTCCTTATAAAGACATAAAACACGATTGTGTAATAAAGGGTGATAACACCTATTATTCTATTGCTGCAGCTTCTATAGTAGCTAAAGTAATGAGGGATGATTTCATGAAAGAACTTCATTTAACATATCCTGATTATAAATGGGACGGTAATAAAGGTTATGGTTCGGCTGAACACATAGAGAAGATAAAAGAAATCGGAACTACCAAGTGGCACCGTAAATCATTTCTAAAGAATATCCTTCAATCTTAATTTTATTTTTCTTAATATTCTTCTATGGAGTTAGACAAAGAAATATTAGATAGAGTGATAGAACTTTCAGATAAGAAATTTTCTGAATATAAAAGAGAAAAACATCTCTCCAAAGAAGATTTATTGGATTACGTAGAAGAATTCTATGATTACAATAAAGAAGTGGTTCTTTTAAATAACATTTACGAGGTTAAAGATAAAATAAAAGATTCTAATAAGCCTTGGGCTTATCATTATTCATTACATTTAAATTGGGTCGTCTTTTTTAGTATTTTATCTAGGAAACTATTATTAAGTCTACCAAAGAGTCAACGTTCAGAGGTTCGTGAAATTCGTAAAAAAGTTAGAATATTAGAGAAGATATTTAACCATGTAGACGGTATCATCGAAGATGGTGATAAAGTTTATTTAATAGAAACTGATGTTAGTTTTATTAAACCAAACCTAGACAAATGGACGATTTAATCGATTACATACGTTTAATGAGAAAGAAATTAGAGAATAGTCCCTATATTGATGTAATTATGGGGGAGATAACAAATATAGCTTCCGATAATTGGGTTCAAACTGGTGTACCTAATCTAACTAAAGAACAGTTTAATAAGGTAATTTTAAGAGTGATAGCTAAAGGAACTACCTTGAATTAGAACGATAAAGACGGTTATAACCAATACCAGTTCTTTCATGTATCTTTTTATACCATGTTTTACGGTTTTCTTTCGGTATTGAACCAAAGAATATAATGTCAGTAATACCTTTATCAAAACAATACACTCTTATTTTATTATAAAGTCGTATAGTTTCTTCAACATCTTTACAAGTCACCAAATATAATTCTAAACCCTCAATTACTATCTTGTTGTTTAACATTAAGATTTGTTTTGGGTTTTTCTTTTGAGCTTTAGATGTTACAATGTATTCGATTATTTCTTTAGCTGTTAATTTACGGTTAGCACCACTTACACTGAAATTCTCTTCAATGAGATAAGGACCAACATCCATAATAACCCAATCAGGGTCGTTAATGGTTTCCTCTACGAATTTACCTAATTCATTCTTAACAATACGATTTTGATCACCCTCCTCTCTCTTTTTTAGTAAAAGAATTTCGTAATTAACATCTACAAGTTTTTTATCCTTATAGACTTTAGTTTTAGGGAAGAATGCCTCTTGAGATTTTAGTTTTTCAAACCTATAATTAACATCGTATTCTCTACTATATTCGTGGAGAACTTTGACCTTTTTTCTATTTTCAGTCAGTATTATCTGATACACTTTTGAAACTATTTTTCTTACTTAAATTATCTTTAGCCCATAATGGTTGTAAATTACTTAATGCATTTACAATATGTATTGGTGTTTTTGGGTTAAATCTAGAAATTGGTTTTTTATGGTCAATATGCCATTCACCATAATTCTCCCATGACATACCTTCTTTAAATTGACATTCAACCCTTTGTTTTAATTGAAGAGCGGAATATTTTAATAAAGTAACTGTAGTATCAATTTTATTATTTTTTAATCTTATTAAAGAATTTTTTAACACATTTCTCCATGCTGTTAAATGTGGTTTTTTAGAACGACATTTTTTATTGGTTTTTTGAATTTTAGATTTATATTCACTATTGTCTTTATTTCTTTCATACCAAAGTTTATAATATTCTTTTCTTTTTTCTTTATTTTTTAAGTAATTCTCTTTACCCCACTTTTTCTTATACTCCTTAATGTATTGTTGATTATTCTCTCTCCATTTTTTCTGATACTCCCTAATTGAATTAATATTTTTTTCATAATACTCCCTATCAGATTGTTTTTTTAAATCTTTATTTTTCTCTCTATATTTTTTATTATATTCTTTTCTTTCTTCTTTGGTCATAATTGATTAATATTGATACATAGTATATATAAATATATTCCACACAAAATAAAATGAATAAATATTACGATTTGTTAGGGGTTAAACCTGGAGCTACCCAAGAAGAAATTAAAAAAGCATGGAAAAAGAAGGCTTTAGAATGGCATCCTGACCGTAATAAGTCCGCAGAGGCTGAAGTTAAAATCAAAGAAATTAACGAAGCTTATGAGATATTATCGGGTAAGAAACAACCCCAACCAGAACAACCACAAGGAAATCCTTTCCAAAACCCGTTTGGTCATCAAAATTTTAGGATGAAAGCTAGACCATCAAATTTAATTATAGACATATCGGTTGAAGAGGTGTTCAGTGGGGTTAAAAAGAAAATAATCTTCAACGCTGATAGATTATGTGGGACTTGTAATGGAAAAGGTGGTGAGACTACTGCGTGTCAAGCTTGTAAAGGACAAGGTGTTTTTATTTCATTCAACCCAAGATTCGGGGCTCAAACAATTACAATGTGTAGTAATTGTGGCGGTAGTGGACAAATGAGGGTGAAGAATTGTGGTACTTGTCATGGTAGAGGTACTACAGTACAAACAGAATCGGTAGATTTAGACATACCTAAGGGTACGTTAAGTGGTGTTAAATTCATAGTTACTAATGCTGGTAACGATGTTCCTGGGGCTAATAGGGGAGACGTTTTCTTTACAATTAATGTCTTACCACACCCAATATTTGAATTAGATGGACTTAACATCAATAAAAAGGAAGAAATACCTTTTATCGATATGATTTTAGGTAAAGATATTGAAATAGATACTTTGGGTGGTCGATATAAGATAACTGTACCTTCTAATTGTGAAGCTAATAAAGTTGTTAGATTAAAAGGTTTGGGGTTGACTGATGATGAAACGGGTATCGTTGGTGATTTATATGTTAAATTAACACCTAAAATACCTAAAGAAATAAATGATGAAGAAAAGGAAATATTAGAAGGTTTAAGGTCATCAATCAATTTTTCTTGATATTTATAATTGATGAAAAAGAAAGACCTAATTAATGAAGTTATGGGGGTACCGAAATCCATTGATAGATGGGTGGATATATTCTCATATATTGTAACTGGTATGGCAAAAGGAATCACCAACCAAGAAGAAATTGAGGAAAGTGAAATAGATTATGTTGATCCTGAGTCTAAAAAAGAAGTTCATTCTACGGCCTATCGTGGTAAAGCATCTATGGATGGTAAAGAAGTTATGAATTGGACTCTTAAATTGGGTGGATATTCAGATTTAAAAGATTTATTGAATGACCCTAATTTTAAAAGTTTCCCGATGTATCAACCATCAATAGGGGTGACTTTAATATTTTTCCCCGATAGTTTATGGAAAGCTGAACTTGGTGGTAAAGAAATTGCTGACGCTAGTCATGGTTGGGCTCCATCTACCATTAAATTAGCTAAATTGGGTGGGTCTAATATTGTATTCACAGGACAAGAATTCACATTTAAATGTTATTTACCACATTCTTGGTTAGATAACTTAGATACTGATAAATTTAGAACTTTACTTAAACCAGTAATTGCTCATGAAATGACTCATGCTTATGAAATTTACATGAGATATAAGAAAACTGAAGACCCGTTCATGGGACGTGAAACTTTCTTAAATGCTGCAGCTAAAATGATGAAGGACCAAAAATATCCACAATGGAATGATTTTCTTCATATACTTTATCTACACTTATCTTTCGAAATAAATGCAAGAATTACTCAGCTTTATTATGAAATGGAAAAGAAGGGGGTAACAACACAGGAAGAATTTATGAAAGCATTAAAGGAATCTGGTGTGTGGAAAGAAATAAAAATGTTAGAAGATTTTGATGCTGACGAATTTATTAGTAGTTTTAAATACAAAGATGTTGGTCTTTTTGGTATGTTGGAAGATTTAGGTAGACAAATTGGAAGAAAGGCTAGAGGAATGGTACCAATCAAAATGGAGAGAGATCCTAAAGCAGGTATGAAACATCTTATTGACGGTTGGGATTTAACATTACAAGCTTTGAACCAAGAATTAACTAAGAGTGGGATGTATAAAGGTAAATTTATGGATGTAGTACCACCTAAAGCGAAAGAGGATCCAAGAGTTTTCTTTAAATTCTTCGAAAAAAGGTTCCATAAAAAGGCTGAAGGATTTAAAAGAAAGGCTTTAAGAGTAGCTTCTTTAGTTTTAGATGAAAAAAATGAAGAAAAAACTTGACAAGTAATAAAATTTTAGTACCTTTGTATCATATTTATAACAAACACAAAATTAACACAATGAACACAGTAATTAGAATAGAGAGAAGAGAGGAAGCTAATCGAGAGGTTGGATGTCTAACTATTGTCTAATAATTACTGAAAGATAATATAAGAATCCGACCTAAAAGTCGGATTTTTTTTTGCTCCCATCGTCTAGGGGTAAGGACGTAACCCTTTCAAGGTTAAAACACGGGTTCGATTCCCGTTGGGAGTACCTGGGGTCGTTTTTGTACTTTGATGATATTTATTGTTAAAGTACAATTATGGCCAGAAAACAAAAAAAATATCACTACATTTATAAGACCACAAATCTTAAAAATGATAAGTATTACATAGGGATGCACAGTACGGATAACCTTGAAGATGGTTACATGGGTAGCGGGAAAAGATTAAGACGTTCTTTAAATAAACATGGGAAAGAAAATTTTAAGTTCGAAATTTTAGAATTTTTTTCTGATAGAAAATCTTTAATTGAAAGAGAGAAAGAATTAGTTAATGAAGAGTTGTTAAAAGATTCTTTATCAATGAATCTTAAAAAAGGTGGTGAAGGGGGTGTTGTAAATGATATACATAGAAAAAATCTTAAAATTGGTGCTTCAAAATACCAAAAAAATAAATGGTTAATAGATAGTGATTATCGTGACAAAATAAAAAAATTATTATTAGATAATCTTAAAAAAAATCATTTACTTGGTAAAATAAATTACAACACATTCGAAGGTAAAAATCACAGTGAAGAAACAAAAAAAAAGATGAGTGAAGTGAAAAAAGGTATGTATATAGGTGAAAAAAACCCTTCATATGGTACTTGTTGGATTACAAATGGAAAAGAAAATAAAAAAATTAAAAAAGAAGAAATAAATGATTATATTTGTGATGGTTGGTATAAAGGAAGAAGTATTTAGTCAGGTGGCAGAATTGGTAAAGTCGTGGCTAATGAAATACAGTAATTAGAGCGAAGAATAAAAAGAGTTCTTACAGGTTCGAATCCCTCTAGGACTACTTGATTAAAACGATAATTATTACTATAATTAAAAACAATCGGTTCCGTAGCTCAATGGATAGAGCATGGCCCTATAGTTTAACGGATAAAACAAAAGTTTTCTAAACTTTCGATTGGGGTTCGATTCCCTGTGGGGCTACTAATTCTTTATGATGTCTTATTCTATGACAATTAGAACAAAGTAAATCACATTTATCTAATTCAGATAACATCCTTTCCTTAGAGATTAATCGCATTTTACTCCAATCAAAATCTTTATTGGTTGGGTTGGTGTGGTGGAAATCAAATATGACGTATGGGTATTTTGGGTATGAAATATCACAATCATTACATTTAGAACCTTTATATATTATAGCATCTATTTTCTTCTGTATTGAACGTTCAGTACAGTATTTATTAAAACATATTTTACAAGATGATGCGCCTTTTTTTCTGTCTTTTTTTTGGTAAAAATCTTTAATATCTTTTTCTTCTTGACAAGTAGGACAAATTTTAGTATTCATTGTTAGTGGTTTTTAGATAAATATATGGATAGATTTAAAAAATCTATCCGATATAGGTTCGATTCCTATCGGGACTACAAAAAAAAAGTAAAAAAAGTTTTAAAGGCGTATTGACAGAAAGACTTTTTATACTTAAGATTAACAAACGTTCTTGAAAATACTGATTCTTAGATACCTGAAGCGGTTGGATTAATTACATCAAATTATACAACTATGATTCAGAAACGTTAGACAAAAACCCAAAAGGCGCACGTCTAACAAAGGTGACTATCGTGGTACTTCACTTTAAACATTGGCCACGGAGTTTGATATAACTCTAAAATTGTCGAGTTGGTAACTACTCTAAAAAGTTTCGAGATTGTAATCTCTAAAATTACACGGTTCGCTACCGTTAGAGAGCAACCATTATTCTGAGACATTCTCAGGTAATCTAAGTAATCTTTAAAATATTTTATTTTTGTGTTTAGTTAATAAGATATTATATTTTTCATCTTTCCATGTTTTGTTATTAACTATACGTCTTAATGTTAATTCTTTAACATTAAAAATTTCAATTAAATCTGATATCTTTTTTCCTTTTAAGTATAAATCTCTTATATCATTTATAACATTATTAGTTAAATTAGTAGCTGGATTATTTTCACCCTCTAATTTATTTTTCATTTTTCTTTTAGTTTCATAACTATGATTTTTACCATAATTAGGATTATTACTACCTAGTTTAATGATACTCATTTTTCTTTTAGTTTCGTCAGAAACTTTATTGCCTAAACAACTACCAGCCTTTGGTAATATATTATAACCGTTATTATATGAATCTAATGTATCAATCCAATATTGTTCTCGTTCGATTAATATTTCTTTTTCACATTCCTCAATAATATCATAAATAAAGTTATCTTTTCCATGTTTATTAAAACTTCTCTGTAATAATATGGAGTGGTGTTTGTTTTGTATTAAACTATCTTTATGAAGTTTCCACCTTTTATCAATGTCAACAGAACTACCAATATAAACTTTATTGTTAATTAAGTTTTTAATTTTATATATTCCAGTTTTTCTTTTCATGATATTTTTTTAGATTTTTCTTTTTTATTGTTTCTTTATTTCGCCAATAATATTCCATTGCCCATTTTTTTTGAGCTTCATATTTATCCTCTTCCGTGATATATTTCTTTTTTCTTCCCATATATTATAAATATTTCATTAACTAATAAAAAACTAAAAATATTATTATAAAAAATTCCCATTTTTAAATTATCATAAGCCGTGCCATTTTAAGTTGATTGAAATAGTTAAATTATTTAAATAATATGTATTGACTTATTTAATTTTTTAATATACCATTAAAAAACCTTTGAAGCGGTGATAGAAGTTACATCAATTATACTTGAAAACGAAACACTTTTATCGGTAATACTCAATAGGTACTTTATTGTCCACACCTCGTTGATTTTTTAGGTCGAGGTAGTGAGACCTGGGCCATAAATCCCCCCACTAAGGATGTTATGGCTAAAGTCCCTACGAGTCAAATTGTAGGGACTTTTTTATTTAATAACAAACAAAAAAAGGAGAAATATATGAGCAAATTCAGTAAGCATTCAGCAAAAGCATCAGCAGACCACAAGTCTTTCCAAGATAAGGCCGTTCAAAACTTTGACGGTGGAACATCTTACACGTTGAATCCACTTGATACATTACGTATTGTGGCAGCGTCATCTATCTTCGGTGAACCATCTTATTACAGAGGTTCTCACGACAAACCATCTAACTTATCATACTTGAGTAAGTATGACGTTCTTGGTGTGTACACTGATCCAAGTGAAACTACAACTGATGTCTTCACAAAGGCTATCGATGCAGCATTGGATTACGACTTCAAGGCTACTCTTGAATTTGCTAGAACATTACGTCATGAATTATTCATGAGACTTAACCCAGCGGTTATTTTCGTTAGAGCATCTCAACACCCAAAGAGGGTTGAATTCAACGAAGCAAACCCAGGTTTGATGAAGAAGATTGGTATGGAAATCGTTGGTCGTCCTGACGATATTACGAACCAATTCGACTACTACATGTTCTTGAAGGGTTCTAAGAATGGTTTACCATCTATCGTTAAGAGAGCTTGGGCTGAAAAGTTGGCTACCTTCAACAGGTACCAAATCAACAAGTACAAGTCTAAGTCATTAATTGACTTGGTTCGTATCTCTCACGCTCACTCTGAAGTTATTGACGAGTTGATGAAGACGGGTGACGTGGCTGTTTCTGAAACGGAACAAACATGGGAAAGCCTTAAGTCTCAAGGTAAGACATGGAAGGAAATTCTTGACACAATCAAGGTTCCACACATGGCTCTTTTGAGAAACTTGAGAGGTATCTTCACTGAAATCAACGATGTTGAAACAGCTAAGAAGGTTCTTACAGACCTTAAGGGTGGTGTACTTTACGGTAAGCAATTCCCATTCCGTTACTACACAGCATACAAGGAAATCGACAAGGTTTCTATTAACCACAAGGGAATGATTCTTGACGCTTTACAAGAGTGTCTTGACATCTCTGTGGCTAACTTCCCTAAGTTGAAGGGTAAGGTAGCTTGTCTATCTGACAACTCTGGTTCATCTTGGGGTCAAATGAACTCTGAATACGGAACGACAGCCGTAGCGGAAATCGCTAACTTGTCTTCCATCATCACAGCATTAGCTTCTGACGAAGGTTATGTTGGTGTATTCGGTGATAGATTGAGTTTAAAACCTGTTTCTAAAAGAGACGGTATTATCTCTCAACTCAAGGAAACTTGTGAAAGAGGTAAGGCTCAAGGTGGTGGTACTGAAAACGGTATTTGGATTTTCTTGAACGAGGCTATCAAGAGTAAGACTCACTACGATACAATCTTCATTTACAGTGATATGCAAGCAGGTCACGGTGGATTGTACGGTGTAAACCCAAGGGAATATGCTGAGTATGTTCACGGTACTACCCGTAACATTGACGTTTTGAAGTTGGTACAAGAATACCGTAGAAAAGTTAACCCTAAGGTTAACGTCTTCACCGTCCAAGTAGCTGGCTACAACAACTCTGTTGTACCTGAAAACCTCTACAGAGGAGCTGTTCTTGGTGGATGGACAGGTAAGGAAGCCCTTTACGCTAACGAAATTATCTCCGCGTGGGATAGTATCGAAACCAAAGAGGTGGAAGTACCTAAGGTAGAAGAAGCAACTCAAGCTTAAAAATATGGGGGACTTAATGTCCCCCATTTTATTTTATGGATATTTATAATTGTGAAAAAATTAATCCGTAAAATATTAAAGGAGTCTCGTAATGCTAAATTTTTAGTTGAACCAGGTAGTCATATTTACATTAGAAAAGTTAATGAACAACTAATAGAGTGTGACCCGTCAGC